ATTTCCAGATTTTTTCGATATTGAACTTCGTCTAAAGGAGTTGACTCAATCTTTGACTGATATTCTTCAATTGAGGATCGAGAAATTTCAATACCCTTTAATTCATCCACCAATTTAGTTTCCAAATTAGCCACATTTTTATCATTATTATTTTTTAGTGATTGAAGGTGATCGCATCTCGCATTTTTAATTCTTTCATGATTATCCAATTCATGTAAAGCAGAATCATTTTCCACTTTTAGATTTTTCACACGATCTTTAGTAATACGATTCATGTATGAAAAAACCTGAATATCCAGAATATCTTCAATGACTTCTCGACGCTCTTTAGTATCCAACCGCATAAATGGTGTATATGATGTGGAACCCAATACAACAATTTGTCGCATGGTTTTTTCACTAACGCGCAACAGATTATTTTCAAAGTATTTTTGATGATCTAGAGCCGATCCTTCTTGATCACGTTTTTCACCGTCAACATAAATCTCAAAGATGTCAGGTTTAATACCACGAATTACTTTACATTTTTTATTCATGACACTGAATTCTAATTCAACCAATAATTCTTTCAAATTAATAGAATTGATTAGAGATTTTTTCTTGATCTTGCGGAAAGGTTTTCCATATAAAGCAAAAATTAATGCTTCGATTATTGTGGTTTTACCGGAACCATTAGAACCGACCACGAGCGTTTTTGGATGCTCAAAATCAATTTCGGTAAATATATTACCAGATGAGAGTAAATTTTTGTACTTAATTTTTTCAAATTTGATCATGCTGTTGACCTAGACATTTCGATAGCCTCATGATATATCTCTTTAGTTAAAATCTTAATATCTTCAGGATCAATTTCACTTTCAACCCCATCGACACTTTTCATCATAACACTTAAAGTATCATTTACGTCAATATCGTCAATATCCTGTTCAATGATAATCATGTCATTATCCGTTACATGCAGATCATTAACAATAGATTCCAAACCAACCACAAAGGATTCGAACATTTCATTATTATTTTTCTCAGCAACCACCAACTTAACAATAGAATCTCGATACTCTTCAATGTCTGAGACATCATAAACAGTCGTTGCGTCATTATAAATTATTTTATGATACATACTGTATGGATTTTTAATAAATTCAATTTCTCCAGTTTTCGTATCGAAAATATAAAAACCTTTGGGATCGTCATAATCCTCCCATGTCAATTCATAAGGTGTTCCCAAATATGAAACATTACCTTTCTGAGAAGCGTGATGATAATGACCACTATACACATGTTTATAATGTTTAAATACAGTCGTGGAGACACCACCTTTTGACTTCATGTGTTTTGACATTGCAAAACCATTTATTTCAAAATGACCAAATAAATAATCAGAAACGGATTTATCCACAAAATCATAAAAGCTTTCTAGCTGATTTACATTAACCCATGGAACGATATCAGCCGATCTACCATCATCAAATTTAATTTTCTGCATGGAATTGAATATGTTAATATTCGTTCGATTTTTTAATAACAATTCAACCGAATTTACATCATTGGTATTTTTATAATATATGTCATGGTTTCCCAACATCACATTGAGTGTAAATTCACCACTCTCAAATTTAGAAAGAAAATTTTCCTCCATCCATTTAAATGTTTGTATATTGATTGATTTTCTAACATCAAATAAATCACCAAATTGCCAAATGTCAGTCACACCGCGTTTACGTAATTCACCAAACATGTAGTCATTAGACTTCATGAAATAAGAATGGAATACAGGCGAATTGCCTCGTGCACCCCAGTGAGTATCACCTAGTAAACATACCAATGACATTTATAAAATTTCCTCTAAAGTGACCTGTTTGGACTCCAATCTTTTTTTCCTTTTCACGTTATATTCATCCAGATCGACATCCAAAAGTGGTTGTAGATATTGTTTGAACGATTGCATATTTGGATCGATGTCGTTGATTTCATTCTCAATTTGTACTTGTATGTCGGCATCGATATGAACGGACTGCACATATTTCGCCTTAACCATTAATTGTTTTTTCTCTCGAACAATCCTACGTATAAAAGCATAATACGCAATTTGTGTGAAATACGAAAATGGATTATTAGAAATATCAGGTTTGAAATTTTTAATATACCGTAGGCAATTTTCAACACCATCGGCCACCATTTCATCACGATAACTATAATTAATAAATGAAGGACTAAATGAAAGTCGATTACAAATATTCCACATCATTAAAGCAATGTCATCCGGTATTTTCGGTAAAGATTCACCAGAACTTTCAGCCTCTTTACATCGTTCTAAAAAGATAGTCATTTTATCTAGAAATTCATTATTGTCAACATAATGATCTTTTATTTTTTCAATATTATTCATAAACCTATTTTAAAACACCTTATTATATACAGCAAATTATCTACTTATATTTAGATGAGTAATTAAATAGGGTAAATTGGTTTTAAATACAGAGAATTTGACGTAGACCTCGAAATATGTTAAAATCAAACAGTTCATCAACTATTTGTAATTAACTAATTATAAATTAATAATAAAAAAACTAATGACAAGGAAAACGAAGTTTTTCTTGGAATTATCTGAGCAAAGCGAAGATAAAACGAATCATTATATATTATTCATATTTAATATTCTATTACCTTATATTAATATTCTATTAATAATATATTCATCTATATTTTAACTATGTTAGTCACGGATTACTGTGCCTATAATAAATAGGCCATAGATCAATATCAAATCAGCTTGATAACTATTGGTAATAAATTATTGGCTACGCCAATATCTCACGGCTTACGCCGCTCGATACTTCTTTTTTGGTAATTAGATTTTCATCTTATAGATATAATATTCGAATTTTTCCTTATTATAAATCTTCAGTCTTTCCAGATAATGCTTGAGAGAATAATTAGTCCATTTCTTTTTACCAGTTGGTCTAAAGTCATCAGTCAAATCATATAACGTTGCCGTTAATTTAATTGATGTCTTTCTTAACACTCGACCGATGGATTGTAGAATCCGTATTTCAGATTTCGAGAATGCTGCGAATACAAGTGCATGAAGATTTTTAATATTGATACCAGTTGAATAAAGCTTATAAGTAGCGATAATGACACAACCTTTATTTTCATTAACGTACTTACGTATTCTTTCCTTTTCCTCGGATGATGTTTTCTGACTTAAAAAGAAAATATCCTTCTCACGAAATTCCTTTATCATATCGTTTAGAACTTGACCATGTGATAAATGGTTACATAAAACCAATACATTTTTGTCTTTGTTGATATTCGCAATAACAATATTTTTTATGATATTGTTGCGTTTTTCGTGAGTCTCGACAAATTTAACTTCTTCGGCATAAGTCATTTTGCGACTGCGCTTTTTGCCTTCCGAGTCAACATACCTGATATTTAATTTATCTTTATCTTCGTCACTGTATTCAACTTCAATCGTATTGATTTTGAGTTTCGCCGCTCTACCGATTTCCATCATCTTTGCGGATGTTTGGTATTTAGTCGCCTTTCCGAATAGACCTTCCAAAATTAAGTGGTGAGTTTTCGATGATCCTAATGTTCCGGTTAATCCTACACGAACATCTGCATTAGTGAGACGTTCCATTATTCCGCGAATCGATTTAGCCTGAGCCGAATGAACCTCATCACACAAGACCACATCATATGGCTTGAAATAATTTTCAGAAAGTTTGAATACACTTTGCCAAGTCGTGATCACAATCGGTTTGTCTGTGTCCTTTTCCTGACCAGAGAATATTTTATGTAAATTACTTTCAGCATCCCAATCGGAACTTGCTGAATATTCTGCGAAATCTGAATACATTTGATGAACCAAAGCAATCGTCGGGACTATAATAATTTGCTTTTTGTCGAATTGTTGAAACCATCTTAGTATTGAATAAATTATTAAACTCTTACCAGATGCTGTTGGTGATAAGACCAATTTATTTTTGAAATTGATCGCATCATAAATAGCATTCAGTTGAGGTTCGTCGTGAACCAATAGATCACCATTCTCATCTAATGGTTCGAGTGATCGACAGAATTCTGTGATTTTTTCTTTCGAATATTTTACTTCGATATTTTCATCAAATGTTGTTTCAAACGAATAATTATTTTGTTCTGCAAAAATCTTTAAATGTGGAAGTAAACCCTTATACAAGGTTTTGCTGAATTTATTAAATAGTCTGGTGTAACCATCCCATTTTTTATGTTTAAATGCAGGAACAAATTGAAATCCCTTCGCACGAAACGCGAAATATTCATCTATCTCAAAATCTATTCCGATATCATCCGTTGTGACTTTAACAAAAGATTCATTTATTTTTCGAACAACTATATCACTCATTACAAAGTACCTGACTTGAACATCAAAAATTTGATGGCATTTGAGATGTTAAAAGACATCTGATTTAGAGTATTTATAGTGCTTTCAATGAACTTAACTTTTTCCTTTTTCTTGACAATTTTCATTTTCAATTCAATGATATCTTCATCACCGTTTATGAAGATCATCACTTCATTTTTGTCTTTGAGTACCATATTAAATTCAGTCTTATAAAATTTCCACTTGAGTCTGAATTGTTTGTCGTAATCAAATTCTAATTTTTTGAGAGATATTATTTCGTCATTGAGAAAATTCATCCATTCACCCGATACATACGGAATACGTACTGAACAAACGTCTAAATTTGATGTGTCGATAGCTAAATCTTTTTTAGCTTTTTCTTTTAATTGATCTATATTCATGAAAATTCAAAATTATTTAAACCCATGAATTATAACACAAAATTAATCAAATTTAAAATATTTGTATTCAAGAGTGACTGATGAAAATTGAGTTTCTGGTGCTCTAAAATCAAATTGTAAATCGGCTAATTCGATTGGGAATGTGTCAACAAATGTGATGTGAGCAATTGGATTTTTTTGATTAGATAAAATGGTCAACGTACAATCTGATAATACATCTGCCTGTGTGTGATCTTCTGGTGATCGCATTTCCATCATCCAATTATATACTTCTTTGTAATTGGATAAATCTTCATCGATAAGGAAATTTATTGTTAATGGATGGAATTGTAATTTAGAACCCGGTACTGAATAATCTAATGACGGATTTGGTACTGGTGTTAATCCTAATGATATCCCCGGCAATCCGACCATATTCGTCTGATATGCAACCTGTGGCATTTTGCTAAATGTGAAGGTGAAATTATTTTGTCTTAATGTATCCATCTAATATTTATATGTAAATAATGCTTGCAATTTATATCGAATTGACTATAATGAACATATAAGAAATCAACAGAGAGAACGAAGATATGAACGATAATAGAGAATACAAAGTTGTTGCTGATTACCCCGCGTATGATGTTATTCGATTCGAACCGAAAAAAACTTATACATCGAGACTACATCCAACATCATATAAACTATATGCCGGTGATGAACTTGTTCTTGCTGGATCGGGTCGTTATGCTCATACTCGAAAATATAAAATCAATAGTGTCGTATCAAGTACACTAAGTGATGGTCGTGACCCTGTTGCCGCTGTTGAACGAGCCAAAAATAACGGACATGAGCTGCATTTTATTTTCGGTCTAGGCAGTGTACTGACCTCACATAAAGTCGAGAAAAAACGATTTATCGAAGTTAAACACGGTGATGTTGTTGAGTTTGAAGGTTTGATCTTCACTATCGAACCAGCTAACAATGATAATCTGAGTCTAGTTGAGGTGAAAGATGGAAAGTAAAGTCACTATATTCCCGAATATTGAAGCTGAAATTTACGGTATATCCTATATTCGGGAAACGGGTAAAAAGACGACTGATGTCACAACCAACAAAGGTGAAACAATAACTGTCAAGATACCGTTTGATAAGATGCCTAAAAATGCATTAGAGATATCTTTTTATATTTAGTGCTTGCAATTTATATCGATTTGGATATAATGATTATATAAGAAATTATCGGAGACCAATTGATGAAACACATTAGACTTAAAGAGCATATCCGTCATGCTAG